TACTTTAAGGATGAATCATTGATTGATTACCCTAAGAAGTTTAAGTTCCTCCTCACTTACAATTTCTCCAAATACCAGAACCAAGAGTTACCTCAAGGGAAAAGTAGTTGGGAAGTTGATCTAAAGAACTTCTTTGTCTCTACGGCAAAGTCCTGTTTTCAGGCTTTGTCACATAATTCGAAGAGAGTGATTAAGAGGGATATCATGTTCTGGAACTTATTACAATGTAAAAGTCTCAGTAACACAGTACCCGCCGAATTTATTCTCCAAGGTTATGAGAAACATCGAAATGCTATGTCTACACCTCCGAAAGGGGATATTGACGATAGTACTTTAGATCAAATTCGTGAATTTGTAAGACCCTGGGCTAAAGCCACCGTCTCTATCTACAAAGATAAGACCACATATCCAACAAATCATGCTTGTTTTGAAAACAAACGTGACTTGGGAGGCCAACGAGGTTATTTCGAATGGTCAAAACAAGTAAAAGTAAGGTCATTTAAAAATGATTTTCCTAATACTAGAGTTGAACCAGTAGTAATTCACCTTGAAGGTCCACCAGGAAGTGGGAAATCTCGTAGTGTCGAGAAGGTTGCTAAAGCCCTTTGTCAGCAATTCGGTTACCATAGTAGTGTCTGGAAAGACCATACTTATTATCGAAGTGCTGCCACCGACCATTGGGATGGTTATCGCGGTCAGTTAATAACTGTTCTAGATGATTTTGGATATTCTTCCCCACTAGAGGAAGATTCCAGAAAAGAACTATTACAGTTAGTCTCTGATTGCGACTATATCTTACCAATGGCTGAGTTGCGGGAGAAAGGGATGAAGTTTTTGAGTAAATTCATTATCATCACCTCAAATATGTTAACTACGTCTATCCATGAAAAGGGATGGTCATGTCCTGATGCCTTCTTTCGAAGGGTCAGTCCATGTTACCAAATTACCAAATCAGGATATCGTAAGCGTACATTTATTTGGGATGAGGAGTATATGAATGGTTCTCAAAATTCTACGAAGATCCAGTCACAGTGGGTGAACTCGAAAGTAATTTCGGGTCCTCCCTCTGTGATCACTATTGTTCGTGAAGCTATGGAAAAATTCCACCGTTTTACCTCATCAGAGGAAAGACGTGTTTGGAGTCAAACCATTCTTAGTGAAACAAGTGAATTACCGGGTCTATCGATGGAATTCTCATTAGAGAAACTTCCTCCAAATTGTGTCTCAGTTTATGCGATTGCAGAACCTTTGAAAGTTCGAACGATCACAAAACCTATGGCACAAACTTTCGCCTTAAAACCAACTCAACTCGCAATGTTTGAAGCTCTCAAACAATATCCCTGTTTTAGTCCAAATAATGGACCGGATTATGATCTTAGTCAATTGGGTAAACCCGATCAACAAAAGACGTTTTTATCCGGAGATTATACGGCTGCGACAGACGAGATTGATATAAGAGTTTCTAGAGCGATCATGGAAGTCCTTGCCGAAGAATTTGTCAATGATAACAAGAGTTATATTGCAGATTACATTCGATGGGAATACTCTAACCATTTGGTTAGTTATCCTCCTTGGACCAAACTTGATCCAGTTGTTCAACAAAATGGACAACTGATGGGAAGTCTTCTATCTTTTCCTGTGCTTTGTCTTGCCAATGCCTTTACGGTTTGTCAAGCAACACAGAAGAGTCTAGAAGATGTCCCTGCTCTATTTCATGGTGACGATGTAGCTGCTCAGATGACTGAGAGCGAAATCGAATCATGGAAAAACTTTGCGAGTAGAATTGGCCTACAACTCAGTGTTGGAAAAAACTATGTGAGTAAACGCTTTGTCTCTATTGATTCACAACTTTTTTGTTTACAAGATGGTGCTATGCGCCGTCAAGTAACTGGAAAGTTTAAGTTAGTCAAAAGGGACAGAGATTCTGAATTCACTGTTAAAGACGCTTTGAGAAATGGTTTTACGAAAGACCAAATCCGTAAGTACTGTCATGAACAGTTAAAACAGAGTGTTCGCTCACTAGATGTTTCCTATACACATGGTGGTTTAGGTTTAGTGGATGAGGAAAAGGGATGGGATGACAACGCAAAGGCTGTCTATCTTGCGTTGCTGAGGTCAAAAACCTCAGTAAGCAAAATAGCACCTAATTGTTATCGTGTTCCAAAAGGAGTTCAGAAATTCCTTCGTTTAGAAGAGGTACCAGCTGGTACGTTCATAAACGATAAGGATGAAGACCTCGCCTTTGAAACGAAACTTAGAACAAAAGTACGTAAAATACTTTCAAAACTAAAGGATAACGGTACATGGACCCAGCACAAACGAAAGTTTGTTAGTGAGTTCGGTTCGTTGATACCTTCGGTAGATCTAAGCGCTCTTAAAACTGTTATCATTCGTTATGACGATAATTGTTTTAATGAGCTGTTGGATTTTACGAAGTTATTTCTTCCAGCCAGTTTGAAGGTTTTTCTGCCGTCTCAACAACGACAGAACGTGCTTCAGGGGATGAGAGATGAAAAGTATGCGCGTGTTCTTCCTAGGAAGTTCACGTTCAGACCCCAAGTCTCAAAACTAGCGCGGTAGGAATGGAATTCTTGAAGCAAAAGACTAATAGCCTCTATTACAGATTAGATTGAATTATCGAAATTAATCATTAAAACAATACTGTTCTAGTAGTTTAAAGTTACTTTGTCGATTGAATCGAAAGGTTCCAC